CGTCGTTCCACGGTTCGGTGAACTTGTTCTCGCCCAGGTCGCACCCGGTCAGCAGTAGCGCGCTGATGCCCAGGGTGGCGGCGGCCAGCAGGATACGGCGGGTCTTGCGCTTGATCCGGAATCGCATTTGGTGGTCCTCCTACCAGTTGGCCGGCAGGCCGGTCGTGTTGTGTCGCCACAACCGGCCTCCGGTGGTGTCGCCGTACAGCCACACCTTGGCGTACGTGGCGTTTCGGCATGTCAGGCATTTCAGGATGCCGTCGGGCAATCCCTTGCAGGCGTTGCCGCACTCCGCACAGGCGACGTCGACTGTGATCCGGCACCGCATGCACCATCCGTCCAGTGCCAGCGGGGAGCCGTCGCACACGAACGTCCGCGCGCAGATGCGACAGTTCATCAGCCGTCCACCTCGGTTATGCGGGGCTCGTAGCTGCTGTCTTTCGTGTCGTCGTTCGGCACGGTGTGGCTCCGGTCCCAGGCACGTACGGCGGCGGCTTCGTTGGTCGTGATGCCGGAGCGCCATCCGCAACTGCACACTGATCGAAAGCGTTGCTGGCCAACAATTCTCTGTACCGCCGTGCAGCGGTGCGTCTTCGCCATATGCGGCGTCCTCCCATGGTTTGGTCGTCGGCGTTTGCATCGCTCATGTTACCCCCTGCGTGGGGGGGCGTCAAACCGGGGGTGTTCGGTGCCCCGTAAAAACCGAACACCCCGGCCTACAGCGCCACCCCCATACGTGCGGCACGCGCCAACACTCGTTGCCCCACAAGGGAATCCGCCTTGTATACCAGCCCCGCCGGGGACCGCAACCGGCCGTCCGGCATCCGCTCCCAATCCTCCACGGCGTGCTGGTCGGGGCGGTCTTGGTTCCGGCCCCACCCGACGTTATCCCGATTGGTGCGGCGGCGCACCGGGCGGCGCGGCGGGGCCATGGCGTCGCCCACGACCGGCTCCGTCAACTCGTCCAGGTCATACCGTTCCCCGCGCCACCGCGCGTACGCGGCACACTGGGCCTCGACGAACGCAGACGCGACCGCACGCCCCACATCGGCGGGCGTGCGCCCGACGGCGGCCCACCCGCGTGCAGCCGGCGTCGACACCCGGTACTTGCCGTCCGCCAACTGCTCCACCTGGAGAGTGATGGCGCGGACCTGGTGGGCGACACCCGGGGGTGCCGGCTCAGCGGTCATGGTCACCTCCGGGTGCTTCGCATGATGGCCGGAACCCGCCGCTGGTGAGTGGGGAGCTTCGGACCGGCGGGCGCGGTCTTGATTTCGGAGCTACCGCCGGACTTGCTCAGCTCCGTCACCAGGTGCACAGCGGCGTCCATGCGGTCGGGGCTGTCCTGGGTGACGAGCCACGTCGACATCTGGTGTTCGAGCTTCACGAACGGGCCGACGTGGTGGACGCGGTCCTGTTCGTAGGTGGGCGACACCATGGACGCGCGGTACGACTTGGTGCCCTGGGCCTTGATCCGTTTGACGGCCGGGCCGGACACGGGCATGTCCATGATGCCGGGCACGTACCGCCACAGCTCCTCCAGCTCCCGCCACAGCGCGGCCCGTTCGACGTCGGTGTCTTCGTCGTCGGCGAGGTCCGCCACCGCGCCGGCCAACGGCACGCCGTCCGGCACCAACGGCCAGTCATCCATGTCGGGGCCGTGCGCGGCCAGGGTGCGGGCCTGACGGCGGATCCGCTTCCATTCGGCCGTGATGGCCCGGTCCAGTCCGGACAGAGACCGCTCGTACGCGAGCCGAGATGCCCCGTGGCGGGCCATGGCGAATATGGCGACCCGCACCCACCGGGCCACCGTGTAGTTGCCGCTGTCGTCGGATAGGACGTAGATGTCGCCGTGCGCGTCGATGCCGCCCGTGATGATGCCGGCCTCGTCTCCGTCGCCCAGATTGTCCGCCGGGTCAACCATCGTGATCGTGTACACCAACTCGGGCGGAATGCCGACACGGTTCCGGTCGAACCAGGCGCGCTGGAAGATGCCTCCCTCGGGTGGAGCGGGGCGACCCTGGTACAGGGCGAACCACCATCGGGATCCGACGGCGGTCTTCTTCTCCTCCCATTCCTCCGTGGTGCGGCCACGCGCCGACAACAGGTACTCACCTGGGGCGCGGCCCAATTGGTCGGGTTGCTTGAGGCAGTCCCGGCATTCGCATTGCCCTGATTCGTCGGCGGCTTCGGCTTGGGCCTGGATGTTCAGGTGCCGGTATTGCGGGTGAGGGCGGGCACTGTCCTCGGTGAGGACCCATCCCGACAGGTCATCTTCGTGCCAGCGGGTCTGGACGATGATGACCACGGCGTTGGGGGACAACCGGGTGGTGGCGACGGATTGAAACCAGTCGATGGCGGCCTTGCGGATGACGGGACTGTCGGCGGCTTTCGCGTCCTTCAACGGGTCGTCCACGATCAACACGTCGACGGGGCGACCGGTGAACGCGGACCCGATGCCGACGGACAACACGCCGCCGGGCCGCGCGCCCTTCCGGCCGGGGACATCGGCCAACGACCACGACGTCTGCATGGCGCGGTTCGGGTCCAGCAACAACCCGAGCACGTCTTCGCGGTCGGGGTTGACGGCTTGCCCCTGGTATCCGGAGCCGTGCGTTTCGACCAGTTGACGAATGGCCAGGCCCGACTGGGCGGCGATGCCCTGTTCATAGCTGGCGTAGGCGATGCGCAGCCACGGCCGCCGCAACAGGAACCACGCGCCCGCATCTTGGAGTCGGGACGACTTCCCTTCCTGGGGCGGGGTGTTGATCACCCATCGGGTCTGGGTGCCGGCCTCGGCCTGCATCAGTGCGTCGTCGATGGCGTCCAGCATGGGTGTCTGCAACCAGCCGGGGCGGAACAGTTGCCCCAGGTGCCCCGGGGTGGGAAACCGGCGCAACGCGGCGCGGTGTGTCAACAGGCGCTGAAGTCGCGGCTGAAGCCGTTCTCGCTCCTCGATGGATAATCCGTCCAGGATGGTGCGGATCTCCTCAGGGGCGCTCACCTGGCCTCCGGAAGGACGCGCAGCAACGGCGTGGCGGCAGCGGCGGCTTCGGCGTCGATGATGTTCGCGACGCGGGCCAACGCGTCGTCAACGCGGGTGACCTCGACGTGGTGCTTGACGGCGGCATCCAACCCGAGGTACTTGGCGCGGCGGTCCATCACCGACAGCATGACCTCGACCGAGCGGACGTGGCCGCGCAACGCCGCCGGCCACAACGCCCGTTGCAACAGGTCGAGCGTCTTCAGCTCCTTGCCCAACACCTCCTCGCGCAGGTCGGCGTTGTCGTCGTACACCTTGCGCAACGCGTCGTGATACCAGCGGTTGGCGGTCGTGTACGGCAGGTCAAGGTCTTCGGCGGCGCGGCGCAACCCTTGGCCCGCGACGACGCGTTGCAGTAGCTGGTCGGTCAGGTTGACTCGTTCAACCTCGGCATATGACTTCTTGGACGGGCGACCCATGATCGCGAGTCTACGCCCCCCATGCGGGGGTTTCCATCAGCTAGGGCGGTAAATCCCGGGCGGGTCGATGGCGACGGAATGACCTGCGTGCCGGGCGCGACGCGCCAGCAGGATCTCCGGGAAATCGGACCTGCGGCGAGTGTTGCGGCGCACCAGGCCGGGCCACTGGTGGATCAGCGACTCCACGGACCGTTCGGCCTGCTCGACGGTACGGGTGTCCTGGCATCCGCCGGGCGCGCGGTAGATGTCGGCTTTGGCCACGTGGTCGTTGAACCGGATCACGCCGCCGTCATACCACCACGACCGGAGGCTGAACTCGTAGTCGTCCTTGGTGGGAACGGTGCTGGTGAACACGGGGTGGCCGTGGCGGACATGCGTCCCGAACAGGCTGAAGATCAGGAACTTCAGGTCTTCGGTGATGTGGCCCGGCTTCATGAAGTAGGCGTTGGGCACGGCCGACAGGCCCCACGACCACAGGCCGCGTTCCCGGGTGAGCGCGAACGCGCGCCGGAAGAACCCGTCCACATCGTCCACGCGGGTCAGCTTGACGCCGTCGGTGGTGCGCATCAGAGCCGTCACGTCGTCATCCACCTGGACCAGGGCGTCGCCTTCGGTGTAGTGGTCCAGAATCGCGGCGCGCTGGGCGTTGATGCCGTGGGCTTCGGTGACTTGAATCCCGACGCCGGGGAGCCCGATCAGTGTGGCCACGTACTGGCGGTACTGCGGGTCGTGGCTGTGAACAAACACGGTGATGTCGTTCGGGGACACCCCGCCCTCCAGCAGGAAAGGCAGCGTCCGCTTGGCCAACATGTCGGCGCGGCGGTAGCTCGGGATGGCGACGCTGTAGCGAGTCATGGGGTGGTGTCCCTCAGCTTGGCGGCCATCTCGATCTCGCGTTCGGTCCGGCGGCGGCGGGCGTAGGCGGTTTCCTCGGCAGCGGTATGGCAGTCCTTCATGCCCCGCAACGCGTAGTACACGACGCTGTACCGGTAGGCGTCCTGGGTGCGGGGACGCATGGGCGTGACCCCGTGCACCAGGTCGTGGCCCGGGAAGAACACGGCGTACCCGTCGCGGCACGCGATGACGGCGTCGTACTCCGGGATGTGCAGGTGTCCGCCGTCCATGGCGCGGCGCAACACTGGCATCGCGGACCACGTGGGGAAGTTGAAGCTGTCCCGGTGGTACGGCAGCTGGCTGGACTGGTTGATCACGCCGGAGGTCCACAGCTCCTGGTCGCCGATGAACCAGTCGCGCTCGATCACGTTCAACGTTTCGCGGTCACGTTTCACGATGGACGAATCAACGTCGGCCATCATGGTTTGCAACACGCCGGCCGTCTCGTCCAGCACCCGTTCGCGGGCGGCTTCATCGCGGGCGTACGCGGACGCCTGGCACCCTTCGCGGCGGTTGATCGCGGCGCGTGGGCTGAATCCGAACGTTGTGGACTTGGTGCTGTAGTTGGCGTTTCGGGTCACGGACGCGTACCGGTACCCGCGCAACGTCGTCCGCAGCCGACTCACCAGCGCCCGCTCCAACGGCAGGTACGCGAACACGGGTGTGTCTCCGTCCACGTACACCCCGGGTGCGGTGACGGTGGGCGCCATGGACGGCACGACGGACCCGACCATGGCCGTGACGTCGTCCGCCGCGCGGGTGCGCACGATCGGGTACCGGTCCATCACTCTTCCAGGTCGGCCAGCATGCGGGCCACGGCGTCGCTGAAGTCCTGCACGTCGTAGCGGGCGGCCATGTGCTGCAACCCGAGGACGATCTGTTCGTACTCGTCGACGGGGTAGGACAACACGATGGAGCGGACCCCGGACGCGGCGTAGGACGGGTCGGCCTTGCGGGCGTCGATGCCGACCGCTTCGGTGACGCCGGTGTCCGGGATGGACGGTTCCTCTTCGAGTCGCGCCAACAGGTCGTCCAGGTCATCCACCCCGTAGCCGGCGGCGGCCAGGTCTCCGTCGCCGATGGCTTCCAGCAGCGCGAGAAGTTCCGCGTCGTCGTAGGTTCCGTCGTCGGACGACCGGTTGTCCATGGCTAGGATCTGCAACGCTTTGGCTTCAGTGCATGAGATGAAGCGGGCGTCCACATGGGACCAGCCCAGCTTCTCCTTCATGACTCGCCATCGGTGGTTGCCGACCAGGATGTGCCCGGTCTGCTCGTGAATGACGATGGGCGCGTACTGGCCGTGATCCCGCAGGGACCGCTCGATCCTGGCTATGTCGCCCCGGCGCGGGTTCGACGGGTGCGGGGTGACGCTGTCGATGGGCACGGATTCGGTGCGGACCACGGTCACGTGTTCGGTGGTCACGACGCGTTCCGGGGGTGCATCGGGTCGTCGGCGCGCACGATGGTCAGCTGGTCGGGTCCGACACGCAGGATGGCGTCGCCATACCGCAGCAGTTCATGGCCGCTCGCGGTGCGGATCGTGACGTGGTAGCCGTTCACGCCGCCCCACACGTAGTTGCACGTGCCGGGGCCGATGGTCTTCGTGCACCATTCGTGCAGGTCTTGCGGGGACGTGCCGTCCCACACGAATGATTCCGGCTGGGGTGGTGTCACCGGGTTACCGCCAATCCTGATAGGTCTCGGATGTAGAGCACGACGAACGAACCACGGTGTTCGTGGTCGCGTCGCAAGAGGACTTTCGTCGACGTGCGCAGTACGTGGTCGCTGTTGTCGTCGGGCAACACGCCGGCCGACACCAGCCCGTCCAAGCATGGCTTCAGGGTGGGGCTGATGTTGTCGCTGTCGGCCACCCGGTTGTCGCCCTTGAACCACACCAGCTCCGCCGTGACGGCGGCCAGGCGCGGGATCTTGTGCGCCCGCGCCAACAGGATGATGTCCTGTTTCAACTGGGTCTTGATCCGGTACTCGGCCATGTGGTGCAACCGCTGGTTCAGGTTCAACGGTGGCCGGCGGTACGGCAACGACAGCGACCACGTACGCACGGGCCTAGCCGCCGATCGCGAGCTTGGTTGCGACAGTGACTTCGACCGACGTCGCCCGCAGGATCTCCGCACCGGCGGCGGGTGTCTGTTCGATGATCTTGTTCAGCTCGTTCTGATCTCCCTCGCCGCCGGTGGTGGCCGTCCACACACCCAACCAACCGGTGCGCGCCATCGCCGCCTTGGCGTCCTCGGCGGACAACCCGATCAGGTCCGGCATCGCGAACGTGGCGGGCTCCTGCTGGCCGGCGGACGCGAACACCCGCCGCATGGCCGCCTCGACCTGATCCGGGGTGGCCCCGGCCTGGATCAGCGGCGCGACCAACGGGGCCAACGCCGACGCCAACGCGTCCTCGTCGATGTCGCCGGGCGCGGGCAACGCGCGGATCGCAGCCAGGATGTTCGCCTCGTCGTTGGTCAGCTCACCGACCAGCGACTCCAACGGGGCACCCAACACGTCGATGTTGCGCCACTCCTGGACCGTCGCGTCCAGTCCTTCCTGCTGCATCTGCCACTGGTAGTCGGCCAAGGTCGCTTCGTCTTTGACCCATCGACGGACGATACCGTTGCCGATCCACACCGTCGGCTTGCCGGTCTCGCGGACCAGTTTGTCTTTCACGTCGGTTACCTCCTTGGTGCCGTGCAGGAGCTGTGACAGCCAGTCACGCGTCCCACGGTAGGCGTTGGCATCCAGTGGCGCGTACCCCGCGACGCGGGCGCTGGAGGAGAACTGAAGGACCGCGACCTCCAGGCCGCCGTACCCCGCCCAGTACGTGCCCGGGACGCGGGACCATTCGGCGGCCAGGTCGCCCACCACGGTGTCCGGGTATCGGGACGACCACAGCGGTGGCAGGTCCCGCAGGTCCGGTGACCCGAGCCGCTGCCAATACCAGCGCGGGATGTACGACAGCGGGACGCTGTACCCGGCTTCCCGCAGCAGGCCCACGAACGTCCGCACGCGCGGGATGTCGCCGCTGCCGTCTTCGACGTCGGGGATGACGGGAACGTCGCGCGGCACGACGCGCTTCACGTTGGCGACCTGGGACGCGATGGAGTCGGCGGCCCGGACGTAGTGGTAGGCCGCGACCAGCATGCCTGCGGCCCGCGCCTCGGCCAGGTTCGCCGCGAACCGGTCGTCGACGAACGACGCGCCCTCGGTGGACTTGATGAACACGAACTCGATGCCCTCGCGGCGGGCCTGCGCCAGGTCGGGCGCGGTCCCCTGGTGGTGGCTGATGTCCAAGCCGAAGATGGTCACGGGGCCTCCCGAACGACGCGGGCCACGGCGTGCGCGGCGCAGTCCCATGCGTCCCGGATGCCGCGAGCTTGATCAGCCCACGTGGGCAATTGGACGCCGGAGATCAGCGACACCCCCGCCGTGGCCTCGCAGTACGCCTCGTACGCGACCTGACCCAGGGTCTTGCCGGGCACGGCGGCGTCCTTCCAGTGGTCCGGCAAGCCATCGGGACTGGGTCCGGTCAGGGCTTCCGCTGGGATGTCCCACGCCTTGGCCATGACCGCGCGGGCGACTGGGTTCTCCATCCAGCCCGCCCGCGCGACGTTCTCCCACCCGTCCGGCATGTCGTCCGGGTGAACGGGTGGCGTCGGCCCGGTCACAGCTCGGCCCCGAACCGTGCGGGCACCTCGGGCGGCGCGGTGCGGATCTCCAGCTTCGCCGCGCCCTCGAACAGCCGGCCACAGACACGCGGACCGTACGTGTCCTCCATGCCCTTCTGGCTCAGGTTCGACGTGACGATCGTGGGCAGGTTGCGCTTGGCCCGAAAGTCCGCGATCAGGTACAGCTGCTCGTCGGTCCACTCGGTGCGCTTCTCCGCGCCCAGGTCGTCCAGGATCAACACCGGGGCCAGCTGGTAGTGGCCGATGTCCGATGCGCCGTCCGCGTTCGGCCGCAGCCGCTTCAGGATCTCCGGCACTTCTTCGAAAGTGGCCGGGACGCGGTGCTCCAACAGCAGGATGCGCGCGATGGCGGCGGCCTCCCACGACTTGCCCACCCGGGACGGACCCAAGATGGCCAGGTTGATCATGTCGCCCTGGGCGTACCGGGCCAGCCACCGCGTCGACAGGTCGTGGCGCGGCGTCGCGTTGCGGTACCGGATCGGCAGCCGCGACAGCAGGACGTCCGCCTTGGCGGCCATCCACTCCTCGTCGGCCTGGCGGTTGACGGCATCCCAGTCGACGGGCGGCAGGTCCGTGGTTCCCAGCCGGCGACCGATGATCTCTTCGATGCGGGCGTTCCACTTCTCCATGTCCCGCTCGCTCCAATCGGCTCGGGTAAACGCGGGTGTACTCATCGTACCCCCTCCCGTGGGGATTCGCCCAGGACATAGCCCATGCTGGCGACGACCTTCCGGATGTAGTCCAGGCCCTTCGGCGTGGCGTACGTGGTCATCGACGTGCCCTGGGAGCCGTCCGGCCTGTCGTAGCTGGTGACCTTGACGACGAACCGGCCAGCGTTGATGTGGCGCTGGTACGGCGCGTTGTGGGACTTCCCGCCGCTGATCAACACGCCTTCCTCGCGGAGGATCTGGAACAGCCGGTTCGGCCCCAGACCGACGACACCCAACACCTTGGCGACGTCGCCAACCTTGTAGTTGCCGGCGGCATCCACGTACCGGTCGAAGAAGTCCACCTTGGGCGCGGCGGCGGCCAGCTCGCGGTCACGGTCCTCGATCGCACGGGCTTGCGCGGCGGCCAGCTCCAGCGCCTCGGCGTAAGTGCGCGGGATGGCGAATTGCTCGGCGACCGCGTACTGGCCGGTCTTGCGGATGGACGGCAGCACCTCACTGGTGACCCACCGTCGGAACGGCTTGGCCGCTGGCACGTTGCTGCGCATGATCAGCGTGTACAACCCCGGCTCAGAGATGACGTTCATGGACTGTGCCCGCAGGTCCGTGGCGGCCAATCCGAAGTTTAGGGCTTCTGACCTGGGCAAAACGCGGACGTCTTCCGATTCCAGCATGCGGACGGCCACGGATGGGTTGGTGTGTTCCAGCACGCGGCACACATCCGCCGCGACGAACCAAGGTTCGCCGCCGATCATCACGACACGCACGGCGGACTGGCCGTACTCGAACGGGATCAGGTCACTCATCGCTGCTCCAGTAGTCGGCGTCCTGGTAGGCCGGTGGCCCACTGGACGGGGTGGTGGTGGTCGTTGGGTCGGGCTCGTCCATCCATCGTCCGCCGTTCAGCCACGTCGATGCGTGGGCGATGAACCGCGCTTCCGTGTTGGCTTTCTCCTGGGCGAACCGACGCACTCCCGCCATCAGCTCCTCGACGGTAACCCCGCCGCGACGGACACGCCGGTACGACACCAGGGCTGCGTTCTTCCCGACCCGGCGCGGGTACGCCGGCCAGAACTGGTTCTCGAACTCGTCCGACAGGGACGCGTCCGTCACGGCTCGCGTCTGAGCGGCGGTGGGCTTAGGGGCCGGGAACAGCGCCTCGTCGTCGGGCACACCATCGCCGTCAGGTGATGATGATCTTTGCTGATCTTCTTTCCCTTGATCTTCTTGGAACTTTGTCTTCTTATGTGTGCCGGTTTCCCGGACACGGTCGGCCCGGACACGGTTCTCCGGAACACCGTCACCGTGTGCCGGTTTCCCGGACACGGTCGGCAGGTCGGTGACCACGTACTCGACGTCACCAAATCGACCACCATCGCGAGACTGGGGTTCACGTCGCAGGTACCCGTACTTCTCCAGCTCTTGGAGCGCGGTCATCACGGCTTCTGTGCCGCATCCGTTCTGGGCAGCGATGGACCGGATGCTCAGCTCCCAGCCTTCAGCCTGGGAGAACAGCCACAGGCCGACGCCACGGGCCTTGAATGACAAGCGCGCGTCGCGGGCAAACGCGTTGGATACCGTGGTGTATCGGTCGGCGGCCATGGGGCCACGGCGGACGCGGCTCACGCGGCACCCACCTGAGTGCGCGCGGTAACGGTGATGTGTATGCTCATGGAGCACTCAGCCCTTCGTGCATTCGCGGCCGTTCGGTTGTTGTGTGCGTCCTGGCGGGGACTTCAGGAAACGTCGAGGCCCTTGGGTGAAAGCCCAGGGGCCTCGGTCCGTTTGGTTGAACCTTACACGTCGTCACCGACACCGGACACGGGGAACAGCTCGGGCTGAACCGTGGTGCCGCGATGCGCGTCCGCGTGGCGTTTGCACAGGTCATCGCCCTCATCGGTGTGATCCCAGCCGATCACGGCCGCGCCGTCTCGGATGGACCGGAACGTGCGCATCCCCCCGGTGCGCAACAGCGCCCGGTACTGGTCCGGCTCGAACCGTTGGTCGCACCCCGGGAAGTCGCACGACAACCAGCGGACCACATGTTCGGCCACGGGGTTACTCCACGACCGGCATGGGCAACACCAACAGGTGCCGTGCCTTGTCGCACGGCCACGGGTTGCCGCACCCGCCGCAGTAGTCGTCGCCGCGCGGCGGGATCACGCAGTAGTGCGCCGTCCCGTCGTCGTCCACGTTCACCGGCGCATCGTCGGTGGGATCCTCGATCGGGACCTTCACTTCGTCGTAGCCGGGCGGGAACTCCGGCGTCGGGTCTTCGCCCGGGGGTTGGGTCGTCATGGCTTCCTCCGCTCTTTCCGCTCCATCTTGACACCCTTGTACCGGGACGTGGTCGTGATGCTGCCCGTGACCACGGCCGATTCCGCGTCGACACCCGTCGCGCCCAGGTCCGCCGCGAACGCGCGCACCTTCGACACCTGCATGGCGTACGACCCCAACGCCAACACCTGGTCCACCGCCAACCGCATGACGCCGGCCATCCACGTCTCGTACCGGGCGCGGTACCCGGCGGCGTCCTC